CAATATAGATTTATCAATAAAATCTTTTTCTACATAATGAAATAATTTATCTTGTTTAATATTGCCAACGATAAGTTCACCGTTATTATTTAAGTAGCAAGTAACAACATCTTGCCAGCTTTTAGGCACAGGCATTAATCCTTGTAACGGAGTTTTCATATGAGCAAATACTAACGGACTTTGTTTACTAATTACCTGTTCAGATATACCAATCATATCAATTGCTATTGCTGAAGCCAAATCCATGCTTAACCAATTCTGGTATTCTTTAGGAGCAAATTTTCCGTAACATAATTCCCAATTGTTTACAACAAATTCTAGAGTTTTATAAAAGTTTAATGCCAACTCTGTTTTTTTAAAATAATGCAGAGCAAAATATGGACTAGGTAAACTGTTTGCAATAAATGCTTTCCTATGGAAAGTATCTACTACTGGATCTAATTTGTAATTTGTTATTTTAGAACAAAATTGCAAATCAAAATTGCTACAATATTCCCACCAGTCGCTAATATCACCTAACATTAACATGTCAGTATCTAATACAATAGTTTCATTGTAGGGGCTAATATGAAATAGCTTCCATCGATTTTCTGCACGAAATCTTGTGTCAGTATTGTCAGTCCACGGAATAGATATTATTTGATCAAATACTTTTGTATATTTTTTAGGAACAGGATCATTAGTTGCAATTGATATGTTTGTAACTTCTAATTGACTATGTTTAATTGACAATGCCAATGCATATGCTTGTTGAATGTAATCAACAGTATCTGTGTTTTGAGCTAATACTAAAAATCCTTTAGACACCAGAACCCCCGTCGATAAATCTTGTTAGACTTGATTTATTCATAACATGTACATCTAGTCCAGTAGTTTTAACAAGTGTATATTCTCCAAGGTGATTTTTCTTTTCAACTAAGAATTTCATTTTTATTTTATCTGCACTAACTAGAATATCTTTATCAGAAGCATATATCATTTTTCCAGGAAGTTCAGTTGCAAATGTTCCAGTAGTACTACCGTTCATAATATGAATGGCAATGCTAAATGCAAAATCATTTCTAAAATTACTAGACTCTATCCCGTACAACATTCTATAATAATTCCAGTTTGATTTTATATATGCAACAATATTAAAAAAAGATTCAGTAATCATGTTTTTTTGAAATACAAAAACTGTAGCCCAATAAAAAGGAATACTATATTGCGTTATTCTATCAAATTCATTAGTACGTTTCCATCCTGCTAGATCAAAAGAGTTTTTATATAACTGTATATCATGATCATTATTAAATGCAGGTTTTAAAATATCAGAATTTAAAATGTAATCACTATCAATTACTAGAGTTTTATCATAAGGAGATAAATTGTAAATTTGCCCTCTTGAAAAGTTTTTCCATTCTAGTATAGTTGATGCTAGTGTACCATCATTAAACTTTTTTACTTGGGTGCCAGTATCTTTAGGTATCTCAATAATTTGATCGAATGGATTATTAGGATACTGTGCTAACAAGAATTTTTTATCATCAGTTATAACTGATACTGGTATACTGAGATGCTCTATTATCTTAGAAGCAGAATAAACTGCCATCTTAATATAGTCAATTTTACTGTTATTCTGAGCAAAAATTACTGCACCGTTCATAACTCAACGATGTCCGAAACTTTTCTTTTAGATTTAATTTCATTAAATTTAGATGAATAATCATTTAACGCTTCAAAATATTGATCAACAATTGTATCAAAAAACTCTTGAACATTGACAATATTAACAGGCAAATTGTTTACATCTAAAAAAGGCACATCACTAGTGTGTCCAAGATCTATTGCTGTTTTTGTAAAATTGATTAATTCTAATGTAATTAAAAATGTTGCGCCATTGGTATAGTACAATAACTTTTGATTAAATTCTTCTAAAATAATTTTTCGTTGATTAGACAATGTTGCCATGTAATTGGCAACATTAAAGGCTTTTTCGATTCGTTCATCCATAGATAACTCCATAGTGTATTGTACACTATGTTAATTATCTTGTCAAGTGAAAGTTTAAGGACGATCCTGATTACGGACCAACGTATGATATAGCAGGCAAAGATACTGCTACATTTGATCCAGTTGCATAATATGCCTGTACTTGGCTAATTAATGTACCATCGACGTTCTCGTCTGTTCCGTAAGGAGCATTTGGTTGTCCTGATAAATCTGCAAATTGAATTGTAAAAGTTATCACTGATCCAGCGGCATTTATTTTAGCGTAGATATCATACTGATTTGGACTATATGTACTATTTTCAGTATTCTTTGTAAAAATCAATTGATTTGTTGTAGTCAATTGATAGTATCCAATATTGTTTGCGGCTGTTCCTACTGTTGTTCCTGTATCTACAGTACTGTTGTAGTTAAAGGTTACAGTCCCCATGTTGGACAACATTTTATTCCATGAATCATTTTTACTACCAATAGAAGTATTGGAGCCGCCACTCTGGCTGCCGGAAAATTGAAAGTTACTTCCAGTATTAAAAAATGCTCTTGCGGCATCATAGTTAGGGAAAGTTGCAGTTACCACGTGACTAATTGTGCCATTCCACGGAGTTGTTCTACTACTTGTTCCAGCATCAGCTAGTGTACCTTGTCCGCTTGGGGGAGTGACTAATTGATTAACTGTTACTAGATCTGCCATAGCATTGTATGCGGCTCTGTCAGATTCTTTAATAGTTGTAGTGTTAGTAATAACAGTAAGTTGACCGCTTTGATCAGTAGTTGTTTGGTGATTACGTGCTTTTAACAAATCATTACGTAGTGCAGTCCATTGCGATACTAAAATTGGTGTGCCTTGTGACACTTGGATACTAGTAACCGGTTGCCCGTATCCGCTTGAACCTGATCCTAGCCCTAAAACTGTAGCAATTTTAGATTGGATAGTGTTATAATCAGTAGCAAGGATTGGTGAATTTTGACCAGACATTAGTTATTCCTTATAGTACTACAACTTCAATTACGCCTTCTGCACCAATATCGCTAGAAAAATCTTCAAGAGCTATTGCAAAAACGTCTCCGCCTGCTTGCTGGGCACTTATTGCTCGACCTTTTCCGTAAGGTAATAGTCGATCACCTTTAGAAATTGGTCCAATTACTTTACAAGGCACACGTCCTTTAAGTGCAACATATGTGCCACCTACTAATTCGCTGTTCATCATATAAGCAGGATTTGTAGATATAACACCAATTGCTCGAGATCCAAATGTAGCAGTTGTAACTTCTGCTGAACCGCCAACTGTTACTACAGTACCTGGTTCTAATTCAACATCAGTTAAATATTTTTCTGCCAAGTCAGCGTAGTTAGCACTTGATGCAATACCTTGGAATATATTAGCGGCAATATTTGAACTGCCATCACGAGCAACAACAGTATTCGGGCTTGAAGCAATACTAGCTGTTCTATATGTTCCACCTACATTCAGTGCATCTGCCTGTGCGGCTGTACTGTTAACATAACTAGCATAAATTTGATTCCACTGTAAAGATGGACTTCCCATGTTATTAGTTAATGTTGTACCTGGTAATAAATCAGTACCTACTAATTGTAATGGTGTCTTAGTTACAGCTGATACAGTAGTCTGGAATACAATAGTATTGTTTGATTGGTTTCTAATAGTTGGTGTTGTTGCTGATGCATTAAAAACTACTAGTCTAGCAACAGGATTACCAACTGTATATCCAACGTCTGCAAAGTTAACCTGTGTGCTAAATGCCGCACTTCCTGCTTGTACAAACGCACTAACTGGCAATCCGCCTAATTGATCAGCGTTTGTAGCAGTTCCGTAGAATCTATGAGCACTGCTAGTAACTCCAGGAGCCGCATTGTTGTTAGTATATACTAATGTAATACCTTGATGGATTGTTGTAAACCCGGTAATTGCATTTTGAGTATTATCTAATATAAAATCACTGTCTGCACTGATTGTAAATATGACTTGTCCGTTATCAACACCTTGAATAACTGGATGAGATACTCCAAAACTATCTTTTAAACTTATAGAACGCATCTGCGTTGTGCCAGCACCCGCTACACCTTGTGGTCCAATAAGGGTAAATGTAGTGCCATTCCATGCATATAACTGATTATTAATTGTATCGTACCAGAAATCGCCCTGGGTTAGTCCAGTTGGAGCGGTTCCGCCAATCTCAGCACCACCTGTTGTACGGAATTTTGTACCGTCATAAAACTTTAATTTGCTGTGGCCAGTGTCAAACCATATTTGCCCAGGCAATGGTTTAGGTGGTTGTGTAGTATTAGCAAAATTTTCTAATAGATATACAAAATTTTCATTCTGGATTGATCCGTATCCAGCATAATTTTTGCCGATTAATTTCAGATCAAGAGTGGCATCTATGGTGCCGTCGGCAATAACAGCAATTTGATTACCGTTATATCTTGTTATTGTATATGACATCTGGCTCGTTCCTTATTCGTAGTATTTATGCTAGTTTTGGTTTAAGAATATGACTGATAAGTCCAAGTTCCTAATAGTAGCTGGAACTGGCGTATATACGGATTCGCCGTTCCAGTTCCGGCGCCCGGCCCTGAAGCTATGAATACTGTTCCAATATTGTTATTTCCGGCTCCGATTGCTGTGAAATTCGTAGTCCCAGCTGTTGCAATTGTATATAATGCGCCTGTAACAAACGATCCTGCATTAACACTCTGCGTAGAGCCAGTATCTATACACACTGCTCTAATTATAGTACCATATTGATGCTCACCTGCTGGGAAAATCTTTGGTAAAATTCCCGAAGCTATTTGTAAATTAGTAAATCCTGTAGTAGTCAATGATATTGCAAGAGGGGCGCTTTGTATTGAGGTGTCAACATAGCCCTTGTTTGCACCATCTGTGCTAGCTGTAGGAGTTGCAACACTAGTTAATTTAGCACTATTAATGTCAACTGATCCAGTTCCTTTTGGTGCCAATGTTAAATTAGCATTTGATACTGAAGCATTTACATATGAAATTGTTGACCCGCTTAGGGATATGTATCCAGCCTGGAATGTTGTTTGTGTTCCGATACTAGTCAACCCTGGGGCACTAGTAATTGCAGTACCTAGAGAGTTTGCAGTTATTACATCTACACCATTAATCTTGTAAGTTTTGCCCGATGCTAAACTAATATTTTCCGAACTAGTCCAAGCAGTATTAGCAGAATACCAAAAGAATGTTTTATCAACATCTGTTCCGGCTGCAATCTGTAAGCCGCCGCCGTTTGCAGTAGTATTTGAAGGGCTTACTGTTTTAGCTAAAATAATAGTTTTATCACTAACATTAATTGTTGCAGAATTAATAGTAGTAGTTGACCCTTCAATTGTTAAATTTCCACGGATTCGTGCATTGCCGTTTACATCTAAAGTTGCTGTAGGAGCAGTTGTGTATATACCAACATACTGACCAGATGCGTTAACATATAACGCCGAAGTCTGGCTTGATGAATTTAACATGTTTAATGAAAAATTCTGGTTTGTAGAGTTTGATTTTATTTCAAATAGTTGATAGTTAACATTAATTTCAGTACTAGATGCTGTGCCTAATACTAATGGTGTGCTATTCTGTATTGTTATTGATCCAGTTGTTGATGAATCACCAACCGTAGTTACAAAGTTTGAAGCAAGCAATAATGTTCCGTCATTGGCGATTAAAGCAGTTGCAGAGCTAACTGGTACATTAAATGTTATTCCAGGATTACTACCAACATTAAATCCAGAAGTAATTGATCCAGAAAATCCAGCAATTGCTTCAAGCGGTGTAAAACTATCTTTACTAAAAATACCAATTAATGTTCTAGCAACATACATGAAACATATAGTATGGCTTACTTTATTAGTGTCTACAATATCTTCAACAATAAAACCAGTTTGTCCCTGTGCATCTGTATAGATAGGACCTGCTAGTTTAGTCGAATTGCCGTCATTAAAATACATTTGCTGACGGAAACTATCTAACCAAATATCGCCAGTAGTTAAACTACTAGGAGCCGAAGGTGATACTGTTGTACCGCCAGTAATTTTAAACTGTACGCCATCGTATATTTTTAATCGATTGTCGTTAGTATCAAACCAAAGTTGTCCAGTAATAGGATAATTTGGTTGACTAGTGTTGGCAAAATTTTCTAGTAGATGTACAAAATTGTCATTAACAAATACTCCATAGCCGGTAGAATTTTTTGCTATTAAAGTTAAGTCAGTTGTTGTTTGATCAATTGTACCATCGACTAATTGAGTTAACGTTGTGCCGTCTGTTTTTAATATTGTATAACTCATTATAATGCACCAGTGTAAATTATGTAATTGATTGTTGCATATGGATTCATTGTTAAAAATCCTTGCCCTAAGGTGTTTGCAGTAACTGATCCACTACTAGGAAATCCTGATCCACTACTTGTAGTTGGTAATCCTAGACCGGGAACAGCATTAGGATCAGGACCTGCACCAGGCAAACCTGCCGCATAGTATTGAGCATTTCCGCTACTTAGATTATGAAAGTGATCTGGAAGATTATTAATTGTTAGTGTTTGTGTTTGACTACCGCTACCAGTTCCTATAGTATCTGCTGTAATATCAGTTACTCTGTTTGCTGAGCCACCACCAGTTTGAATCTGTGTGCCGGACCCGTCTTTACTAGGAACAGTGACACCGTTATCCATATTATCACGACCTAGTGGGAATCTTCCACGCATATCAGGTAACGCAAATGTTCCTAACCCTTGTAAAAGTTGAGTTGGCTTATATACATAACCAATAACTTGAAATAATGCAGTATAATCTGAAACTTTTACTTCACTGCCGTCACATAATAGATATCCAGGCGGAACTGTTGTTCCTGCAAACGGCATCAAAGCGCCTACTGGCATTGTAGCAACATGATTAAACAGTGTTTGTTTAGTCATACTTAATAAGCCAGTACCTGCTCTATAAACTAACAACTGATCAGTCGGTGCTGAATCGTCAGCGGCTGCCTTAGATGTAATAATTCCTGAGCTGATTGTTGTGTTAAACAACGCAACACCGCTAGTTGTCTGTCCATCAAAACTTACATCAGGAGCAGAAACGTCACCAGTTAATCTAAAGTTTGTCGGGCTTTGTAGCTTTGCGGCAGCTCCGGTGATACTACCTGTAAGTTGCCCTGTGAATACTCCGTTAAAATTGCCAACGAATGATTGTGCGTAGATATTTCTAAATGTTGCGTTTGCTGACCCAATGTCGTAAATTGCAGTAGTTGATGGTAGTAAGGCAGCACCAGTTATTGGATTTGAACTAGAGTCAATCCAATTTAAATATAATTGCCCATTAATAGTAGTATCATCTCCAAGAGATGTTTTCTTAGCAACTTGTAACCCGCCAAGAGTTTGTATACTTGGACCGTTAGTATCGGTAAGATCTAATGTTCCAGTGTCAGTCAATCCAGCACTAGTTGTTATTGTACCAAGTACATCAAGCGCAGATGCAGGAGTAACATTATTTGGGCCAATACCAACTTTGCCTAACGGCGATAAATGTACTAGAATTGAACTATTTAAATTAAAGTCAATACTGTTTGAACTACTTTTAGAATAGAATACTGTTGAATTACCATTAACACCAATATTGAAATTTAAACTTTGCCCTAGACTAATGCCGGCATCAGATTTAATATTAATAGCGTTGTTTGTTAAGCTAACTTGATCGTTACGTAAGAAACTAGAAGCTGGTATTGCTGTGTTATTAACTAGCAATGCATCTGCAGAGCTTGCAGTTCCCCAAATTCTAGATAACGATGCAGTGTTTGTAGAATCAGTTGTACTTAAATTAATACCTTGATTGATACTAGAAAATCCAGCAATATATGCTTTAGGTATAAAAGTATCTTTACTAATTATTGCAATTCTATAATTGTTAGCATATAGAGAAATGACTGGATACGTTATATTATTTGTATCAACAATTTCATCAACGATTGGACCAGTTAATGTGCCTGCGCTAAATTGAGGACCAACTAAAATCCAATTTGATCCCGAAAACAAATACAATTGATTATTTGCAGTATCAGACCATAAATCTCCAACTGTACTATTAGCAACATCAGGAGCAGATGCTGATTTTTTTAACGAGCCTGCGGCTCCCCAAGTTGTACCATCGTATACTTTAAGTGTGTTAATACCGCCAGCGGTGTCATACCATAGTTGACCTTGAACTGGATTTGCAGGAGCTGTGGCATTAGCAAAATTTTCTAACATGTGTAACATGTCAGTTGCAAGAACTGCACCGTAGCCGGCATAGTTCTTACCAACAAATGTGATACTAGTTTGTGTGTTAAGCGTTTGATCTGCAACTATGATTGGTGCTTTAGCAGGATTGTTTGGTTCAGAATAAGTTACTTGGTACGTCATTTATTAAACTCCTACCAAACCGGTTAGACTTTGAATACGCACAGTATAGTCAATTTGAATTAATCGATTTAAACTTTTTTGCACAGGGTGAAAAATTACATGCGTTAACAATAAACTTTGACCGGTTGAACTATAGCTTTGCAAGCCTAACTCATCGAATACAAAAGAATTATTTGCATTTGTAGTTGTATCAAATGCACTTTGTCCGCCGGGCTCGCCGTAATCTAACAAGCAGGTTACAAATAAATCAGTATAATTTGTACCAGTTACATGACGAGTTTCAATAAAATTACGTGTAGGATCTACATTGTTGCTAGAATTACCATCGACAATTTTAGAATATGTTTGATTATATAAACTAGCATTGCTACCTGAACTGTTTGGGGTTAGATATGTAATAATTCCAGTTGGATCAATGGCTGTTCCGCCATTACCAAACGCCATTTGATAAACAAATCCCTGACCACTGTTAGCCATACTTTCTGCTAGGGCAATACTAATGTTCTCGTAATGAATTGCATTACGTTTATTAACATAAATTTCTTTGGATTCAGGGTCATGAATCTTAATATGCCCTTCTATATGTATTCCAGTTACGTCTTTACTCTGCATAATGGTCTCTCTTTATCTTGTATTTATCCGTGTTCATAATGTGCTAGTTTAATGTTGTTAACTTTCTAATTTAATTAAGTTAAGAGTAACTGTAATTGCCGCGGCTGAACCGCCGTTATTGTATACTTTTAATTGTATATTGTTATTAGGAACAGTTTCGTCATTGAACCCAAAAATCATTGGGGTAAATTTTTGTGTACCTGCAGAAGTTGTAATAACTTCAGCAATTACTCCGCTACCGGGTGTTGGATCAGTTGTTTTTGACCTAGATACATCTGCTACCTGTGTTGCCACAGAAGTATACACGCTTACCCAGGCCGCTGAACTAACAGTTATACTTAAAAGTGCATAACTTTTAAATCCAGTAATTGTAATGATGTCAAATGCGCTGGCAGCAATTGATTGAGTTGTTCCAGATGCTGTAGTTCTAGCTATAGTAGTTTGTGTGGCTACTAGTTGACTACTGCCGTTTAGAGTTATTGTTGTTCCATCAACTTTTACTACACCTAATGTACTAGTAGTTGCAGTCGGCACTATTTGGGGAGGAGAACTAATTACTCCGGTTCCACTAATTGTTATACTAGTACCGTCTACCTTGACTCCGCCGATAACACTAGTACTAGCTGTTGGCAAGGTGTAAGGCGTTGGCGCTCCATTAATTTTAGCATAACTTAAACTAGTAATCCAAGAAGGGTCTGCATAAGAGTTAGTTGTTAATACAACATTGTTAATTACTGGAGTTTGCCAAGATAATGTTGTACCATCAGTACTTAAAAATAAACCACTATTTCCGGTTTGAGCCGGTATAACAGTACTGCTATAAAGTTCTGTAAAATTAGCATTTATTTTTTGAGCACCAGTTCGGAATGAATCGCCTGTGTGATCATTTGCCGCTGATCCTATGTTGATAAGTTGCTGTGCCATTATTAATTTCCTTGGTCAAATGTTGTAGTAGTTGAATCAAATGTGCCAACACTTGAATCGAATGTTGAAATAACTGCTGTCGGTTGTTGCAAATATTTATTGTAATCTGTATACCATATTCCAGGTGTAGCTTTTAAGAATCTAGAAATAGTATTGTTATCATCTAATATGTTAAGAGCACCATCCCATGCTGTTCCAGAACGTTTAACAACAGTTACTTGTGTTCCAACAGCTAATTTATTTGTAAGACGTATACTAGACGACACTCCGTTAACTGCAAAATCTGCATCTAGTTGTACATCACCTTCTGGACTATAAGGTGCAACATTAACATTATGAACTTTATACGGCGATTTCTTTAAGCGAATATTACCAATAAAGAACTGCCAGTTACTGCTGTCTGTACTGAATTTATCACTACTAGTATGTGCTGTGATACATCTGTAAGTATAGGTGTTTACATTTACTACAACACCTACAGGATATAGTACTCCGCTAGTCCATGTTAAACTAGTGTCATACCCGCCTACAAACACTTCAATGTCGTCTGCTTGCAAATATCCTGCTGGGATTGAAGATTCATAGCCTGATGCATAGTTCCAATTAGCAGTAGTAGTATATGCTTTTCCAGATGCAATAACTTCAGCCATTGGTGTAATTTGTAAATTAACTATATTAGTGCCGTCTGATAAAATCTGTTCAACTGTTGTTGTATCAGTGTATGGAATTGTTTCAGATCCGCCGATATCTTGAACAATTGATCCAGCAATATGTAACGGTGGGGTGCCAGTTCCTAGTGTACCTCTACGTAGTCTGCTTAATACATTACCGTTAAGGGCAAAATATTCAATTCGTTCACCTCGTATTTCAATAATGCCTGGTTTATTTTGAGAAGGATTAGGAACATCAAAATTACTTGCATCCTTAACAGTAATAATAGTATCATTCCATAGCAAATCATTAACTAAGATAGTTTGCTTGTTAAGACTTAGTCGTTTATATATTACGCGATTTAGCATATCTTTAAATTGCATATAAGAGATACTAGCCGTTAACACGTTACTACTGAACAGCATTACTGAAATATTATCGTTAGCCGCTGGTGCATGTGCTAACTGAATACTATTTCTATCATCATTAACCTTATAGTCAAAACTTGGGATTAACAATGTATTATTTTGTATAACCCAGACATAATTTTCATCAATCACTGGTCTATCTAATACTATTCGACCATTGCTGATTGCATTGTATGTATAGAATTCTAAAGTATCTGGAGTTAAACTTAGGTCTGAAGTAACAGTAGTGGTAGTACGTTCAATATCTAAAATATTGTGTTGGTAACTACTAATAATTTCAACCACGCTGTTTATTGCTGGAGCTGTATTAAATGTAATTGTATTATTTGATGGAGTGTATGAATAATCTGCGCCTGCATTAACGCTTACAACTAGCTGTGTTCCTGTGTAAGTTTTGTATGCTGGTTTGCTCAGTTTAATTGTAATTCCACTAATATCAACAATATAATCTTTTCCAAGAATTAGTTCTACGCCATTTGCAATAACTTGAATATTTGTAATTGCAAGTACATATGGTCTAAACTTAGTTGGGTCAATTGTATAGTTTAATCTATTATTACCAATAGTAAAATAGCTGTTAGTAGGAGCTCGAAGTATATTTGATCCTACTCTTACAATAATATTAGATTCGGTTGGAATACTAGTGCCAATTGGATTTGCTAACACAAATGATGTTAAACTACCATTTGGGGTTATACGCTCTGTCTTTGTAATTGCAAAAGTTTGTTGATTCCCACTAACAATAACAAAATTTATTAACGCACCAGTTACCGGCGGTTTAACAAATCGTATGCCAACTGCATCAACTAACGAATAACTAGAATCTGTTTTAAATAAATCTGCATTTGTAACTACACCATCAACATATACTAGAGTAGTAATAGAATCAAGCCAAGTTGCTCGAGTAATAAACTCTTGTGTTATGCCATCACCGACAAAATAGTCAATATCTAAAATATTACTGCCATTAAAACCAATGCTGAATATTCCAATTTCTTGACCTGCCGCAGGCACAGTATTAAAAATAACTAGTTTATTACGATAATCAATAGTATAATTATCGATCTGAGTTTCGATTACATTTCCTAATTTTACTATTACTGCTTGCGAACTATTAGGTTGTTGAGAGATTGCGTACGATGATGTTATACCATCGCTAAAATATCTATCCACTTTAAAGTTTGCGCTACCTGAACTATTTTGATCGTATACTTTAATTGCAAGAGTATCAACAACTTGTCCTGGAACTACTTCTTCAGGCGCTGGACTAGATGTAGGAGTTACTAATCCATCACCATCCATAATAATATCGTCAGCCGCAAAGCCAGTTGCTGTAGAATAAGCAAGATCACCGCCTGTAATAGCAGTATCATAATCAACATTCTGAGGAGTTACTGATCCGTCGCTAGTGCTCTTACGGAAAATAAATCTATCTCCAGAAGACACTACAAATTCTGGAGGTAGTTCAACAACGTTAGTGATAACATTATTAATAATTTCTCCGTCAATTGTTGAATCAGATTGTCCATATACTGTCGATGCTTGACCTGCATCATCAACTGTAGGTGATCCTGTAATTGTAGCACCACCTCCATCTAATGGAGTGATTGTCTGGCCAGGACTACCTGCTATAGGAGTATACATCACAGCGTTAAAATTTGTTTGCTGTGCAGTACCGTATTGCGGATCGTCAATTCTAACTGGAGATAAAATTCCAGTTATGTTTATAACGCTGCCAGCAGTTACCGCAGTAACTAATATTATTGAACCATTTTTATTAATAGTAACATCAACCGCTGGTACTAGTGTTCTAGTAAACACTATTGAACTGCCGGTAGGAACATCAACAAAAATAATTTGACTCAGGCTAACTGTAGTTGATGACGGAATTGCTGTAATTGTTGTATTATAACTAAATGATGCTGTTGAATTACATGTAACAACGTCACCTATTTTTAATCCATCTGTACTTGCAATAGTAAGTGTAGTTAATCCTGCGCTATTTACTGTTAAAGAGTGTGTTGCGCTAACTACTGTACGAACAACTGTTACTACTGGTAACTCAGAAAGAACATTATACGCATATGATAATTTAACACCGTCAGACACATACGAATCTACATTACTCTGTAGATGGTACACATTTATCTGTGTTCCAGCTGTAGGAGTATATGGTAATGTAAATACACGTTGATTGGTTGATGCTGTTACAATATAATCATCAAATAGAGGGTCAACACTATCCCACTTATCTGAATAATAAGGAAGTGCGTCCCATCCTGAACTAATGTCAAACCCTAAACCTGTGACAATTACTCCGCCGTAATCAATACCTGTCATTAACTGAGCAAGATCTTTTCCTAAGTTTCCTGAAGAAGTATTATAGTAGTATTGAATACGATCTGCTGAAGTTAGCAAGTCCCAATTTTTAATATAGTTAACTATTATTTCTGCACCAACTGGAGGAGGACTAGTGAATGTTATAGATCCTGAATAACTAGTATATCCCTTAGCCGTAGATGTTACTGTAGTAAGTTTGTATAATTCACGGAGCACTGGTGTGCCGTTTACAGTTACACTAGATTTTCCAATTCGAATATCAGGTGCCCATTGTAGTTTATATTGCACTTTAGAACCCGAACCGGTAAATGTTTCAGTATTTTCTAATTGATTAATATAGTATGTTTGTGTCAGTCTATCAAATTTTACTTTAATCAAAGTTGATCTTACTGGGCTATCCCCAATTATAGCAACCGCTACTGCTGGAGTACCAGTGGCAGTAATACCACCTTTAATTGTTACTGTAGGTGCTGACAAGTAACCAGAACCAGGAGTTAACAATATAATTCTGTTTACAACACCGTTAGTATACAAGGCAGTAGCCGTTGCACCAGAACCACTATCGCTTGTTATAACAACTGTAGGCTGAGTCACATATCCACTGCCGCCTGAAACTATTTTTAATTCAGTTACAACATATCCTGCGTTATCTAACCAGAATTTCCAAGGATATGTTTGAATTGCTGGATCAGACGCTTGTATTGATCCGTTGGCTACATAGGTATTAATTAAGGAAACTTGACCATTTTCATATACTGGTTGTAAATCAAAATCAGTAACAGCTAATTGTCCAGTATCTAAATTTTCATAGTTACTGATATATTCTCTAATTTTTGTTCTATATGGTTTAACTTCTGCAATATAATCTTCAAAGTTACTTAAATTTTCTGGTATGTATGTTACAGGTTGGCTTAATGCCCCTACATTGTGTTCAGCTCTTACAAAACTAGTTTTAAAAATCCAATCAATGTAAGATTGTTCACTATGTGCATATCTTACAGCAGTAAAAAATAAATTTAAATATTCTTGTTTTAGTGTGTTAATGAAAATATTATTTTTAATAGCATTTAAAATTACACGCAACTCAACTGCCGCTACTGTATCAAAAGATTCACCGTCAAACGTAGAGCCATCATAACCAATACTAGTATCTACAAACTCATATAATGTAGAATTAAATTGTATAGTTCCGTTTTGTATTCCAACAACACTATATGATAAAGTCCAGTCAACTGATGTTGAGTTAGCATACTTTGTTAGTAATTCCCAACCTCCAGAATTTGTTGTTCGAACTTTAACAACTTCTCCAACTAGAACAGTTATATTGTTTAATTCTGCAAGAGTTGCAACAGAATGATCTACTGCGGTAAACTGTGTGTATCCAGTTGCAAACCAATCAGCGTAACTCCAAAAATTTCTAACATCATATGCCTGTGTTATGATACGTGACCATACTTGATTAATTCCGTCATATGAATATATACTCCAATTACCAGTTGCTTGACTATCGCTATGTACTAGTGCCGAGTAATCTCTAATTAAACAACTTGTAGAATCACTATATCCAGAACCACTATTAATAACAGTTGCTCCAGTTATTTCTCCTAAGGTGTTAATTGTTGCTTTAACTATTGCACCGCTACCCGTTCCAACTATTGAAATATAAGGAGCAATTAAATAGCCTTTACCGGGAGTGGTAATTGTCACACCGACAATTTTTCCATCTACAATCACAGGAACAGCCGATGCTCTTGAATAAGTTACAACATTTGCAAATCTTAATTCAGCATCTGTATCAAATACAACGTCATACAGACCAGTATTAATATTTGGTTCAGGATCAAATGATTGCAAGCTACTAATATCACAATTGCTAACAATTTGTTGAGCTATCATGATGTTGTTAGCATATTCAATATACTGTTTAAGAGCTTCAAATCGATTAACAAACATGCCCTGGCGTGGTCTGTTTTCAATACCATATTTTAATTTAATTGGTAGTGCAGGATCAGGAACTAATCTGCCAGCAGTATCACGCCCGCATAGACTGTCAAACAATTTCTTTTCAATAACACTAGGAATATTAACAGCTGGGTCATTGCTAATCATTTTCCATTGATTATGAATGTTTTGATCAATTTTATCAACTAGCCAATACTCTACACTTAATACTACGTTGACATCACTAAGATACTGTTTAGCATTAATCAAACTAAAAGAATTTAGTCCCGTTAATGCTAGGAATGTGTAACCTTGGCCTCTTGGATTGCCAATTAATGTAGCAACATTTGATGCAGACATGTTTCTGCCTGAAACATTTGGCGTTATTTTTTTGTTCTTTACCCAATAGAAATATGTAATTTTAAATTTTTTACTTACATTATCATATACTTGTCTAGTAGAATAAGAATTATCGCCGTACAACGATTTTCCACTAACTCCGGCAGCTACTCCAGGTCCGGTATCAGCTATTTTATCCCAAGCTGAAGGTAGGAGAGGAGTTTGTACCCACTCATAAATATCAATTGTTGATCCAACTACTAAAGAATTCCATGTAGAATTTCTATAAACTACATCATCTGAATAACTGTCAATAAATTTAGCGGTTCTTAAATCCCACCACAACATGCCTACTTGATCTTTTGACCAAGCTGAGCTTGTGTCTACGTTGACCGTGGCATCGCCGACAGTATACACTGCTGGATCGTAGAATGTTTTAAATTTGATTTCTTCATCAGCAGGCCCTGGAATTTTTCCTTGGGCTTGATCGACTACATCTAGGTATGTTATCAGCTGATTAGTGCTTCTATTATACAAGAAAGCCTTTTTAACTTTACTAACATCAGGTTTTAAAATTTCTTGTTTATAAGTCTGCCAAGAATACTCATTTGGCATTTTACCGTAATAGTACACTCTACCAGAAACATACGATGTTCCTTGATTATCATAATCTAATGCATTAGGTGCGCTAACAAATACATGGTTGTCTCCGACTGCAAATCCAGCACCGTATCCATCTAACGCTTGATTCGTTGTAGTTAAACTTTCGCTAAACACCCACTTAGTAGAGTAATTATCATAGATATCAATTCTACCACTGTTAATATTTTTAGTTGAAAACGTTGTTGAATTTTTATCAAACGTAGTAACACCATTTGTATTAAATGTCATAAACGTTTCAGTGTCGCCATACAGACTATAAACTACTATAGTCTTATAATTATTCATAAATGCAAATTTATTTCCAAATCGACCATTTGTTTCAGGTTGGTGATCTACTAATGTTTGATACGGAGTTGAACCATAATTTGTTCCATTAAATTTATAAATGTAAACGTTACCAAGTTGTGGAACTAACGGAGC